CCGTAAATGAGGAGAAAATTATTATGGCAATAACATCAGCAATTTGTAACAGCTTTAAAACTGAGATTCTAAAAGCAGTTCATAATTTTACAGCTACTACTGGAAATGATTTTAACATCGCATTATATACTAGCTCTGCAACTTTAAGTGCATCAACAACAGCTTACAGTACATCAAACGAAATAACTAATTCATCTGGTTCGGCTTATCAGCCAAAAGGAAAAGTATTAACAAGCGTTACACCTGCTTTAGATTCATCAACAGCAGTTTGTGATTTTGCAGATGTATCTTGGACGTCAGCTTCTTTTACAGCTAATGGTTGTTTAATTTTTAATGATACTGCAACAGGTGATCCTGCAGTTTGTGCAGTAGCTTTTGGAGGAGACAAAACAGTTTCTTCTGGAACTTTCACAATTCAATTTCCAGCAGCCGCAGCAACGACAGCTATAGTTCGAATAGCATAAGGAGTAAATCCTTATGTCGGTAACCCGAACATTCACAGTAACCGTAAGCAATCCTGGTTCCGGCAATAAATATTATATTGACGGTGTTCTAACACCTACATTAAATTTAGGTGAAACAGGTACTTATAAATTTGATCAAGCAGATTCATCTAACAGTTCACACCCATTAAGATTTGCAACTGCAGCAGATGCAGCAGGTGGAACAGAATACACAACTGGTGTAACATCTAGTGGAACACCTGGAAACGCTGGAGCATATACACAAATTGTTGTAGCAGCTAGCGCACCAACTCTTTACTATTATTGCACTAATCACTCAGGAATGGGTGGACAAGCAAATACTATTAGTGAAGATTCTTATGGTGCTTTAGGTTGGGGTTCAAATCTTTGGGGTGTTAAAGAAGCATTTACAAGTGGTTGGGGAGCTGAGACCTGGGGTACCGGTGGTTCATGGGGCCAAGCTACTGATGAAGTAGTTGCCTTAACAGGTTTATCATTAACATCATCTGTTGGAGAGCCGATAAGTGGTTCTGAACAAGGATGGGGAAGAGAGCTTTGGGGAAAAGAACCATGGGGAGACAGTTATAGTCCGGTTATTGCAGTAACAGGTTTTGGTTTAACATCTACTTTAGGTGATTTAGCATACGCAGCCTCTACTTCTGGTTGGGGTAGATTAGGTTGGGGTGAAAACGATTGGGATGGAGCAGGAATTACAGAAACATTAAGTGGTTTAGGAGCTACTTCAAGTATTGGAAGTGTAACAATTCAAGACGAAATAAATACAGGTTGGGGCCAAGACGGATGGGGTGTTGAAAACTGGGGACAATCAGGTCTTGCACTAGAATTAACTGCACCTAGCGAACTAACAACAAATTGTGGTGCTGGTGGTTGGGGTGAAGTTAGTTGGGGTAATAATAGTTGGGGTATGTTTACTCTCAACCCTGCCGACGTACAAGGATTATCTGGACAAGTTTCAACAGGTTCTGTTGGATCAATTTCTATCATAGTTGATTTTACTGGAACATTAACGGCACCTAGTGCTTTAACTTCTTCTATAGGTTCTTTAACTGTAAATGAAAATGCAGATATGCTTGTAGGATTAAGTGGACAAGTATTAACATCTTCTGTTGGAGCAATTACACCAGCAGATGTAATAGGAGTAACAGGTTTAGGTCTAACAACTGGCGTAGGTTCTATAACTATAGATGCAGTAGATTTAATAGATGTTACTGGTGTTGGAGCTACATCTAGTGTAGGATCAATTACTATTGGATTAGGCGTTCCTTTAACAGGTGTTTCTGCAACCGCTGCAGTAGGCTCAATAACACCTGCAGATGTGGTAGGATTAGAAGGTTTAGAACTTACTTCTTCAGTAGGAAATGTTTCACCATTAGGTTATTTTGATATTGATATTACTGGAAATACAAGTTATAATGATATTGACATAACAGGTAATACATCTTATACAGATGTGGCTTAAGTAAAAAAGCATAGGAGTATAAAATTATGGCATCAACTTATACGGTTCTCGGTGTAGAACTAATGGCAACTGGTGAAAACGCCGGTACATGGGGAACAAAAACTAATACTAATTTAAACATCATCGAACAAATTTCAGGTGGTTTTACACAACAAGCTGTAACTGATGGCGCAGATACAGATTTATCTGTAACAGATGGTGGAACAGGTGCAACTCTTGCACATAGAATGATTGAATTTACAGGATCATTAAGTGCTGGAAGAAATGTAACTATACCTATTGATGTTCAAACATTTTATTTTTTAAAAAATTCAACAAGTGGTTCTCAAGTTGTAACATTTAAATATGTTTCAGGATCAGGTGATACTGTAGCAGTAGCTAGTGGAGCGACTGTTATTGTATTTGCTTCTGCAAACGATGGTACAAACCCTGATATTATTGACATGGGTTTTGGTTCAGGTGATGTAACCCTTACAGGAACACAAACTTTAACAAACAAAACTTTAACTGCACCTAAAATTGGTACTTCTATTTTAGATACTAATGGAAATGAATTATTTTTATTAACTGCAACAGGATCAGCAGTTAACGAATTAACGTATGCTAACGCAGCAACTGGTAATGGTCCAACATTTACAGCTTCAGGTGAAACTAATGTTGATATAAATATTAACCCTAAAGGATCTGGTGTTCTTAAATCAGGAACTGCTGCAGTAAAAATTGCAGGAAAAGAAACTATATGGGTTCCAGCTTCAGCTATGTATGGACCAACAACTAACCCTGCAGATGGGGCTTTAGTTGAAACAACAGCTACAAGACCAGATTTAAAAGTATTTGACTTTGACGCAAGTACAAAACAATACACTCAGTTTACAATAGCAATGCCTAAATCATGGAATTTAGGAACTGTGACTTATCAAGTTTTTTGGTCTCCTAGTACAACTAATACAGGTAACTGTATATTTGGTTTACAAGGGGTGGCGTGTGGTGACAGTGATACTATTGACGTTGCTTATGGAACTGCAATAGAAGTTACAGATGCTGGAATTGGAACAGTAGAAGATCAACAAGTAACAGCTGAAAGTAGTGCAATGACAATTGCGGGCTCACCTGCAGATGATCAACAAACTTATTTACAATTATATAGAGATGCAGCCGACGGTAGTGATTCTTTTACTGGTGAAGCTAGAGTTTTAGGAGTAAAACTGTTTTATACTACTGATGCAGCTAACGACGCATAAGGAGAATAAAATATGGCAAGCTTTGGTTATCAAGTTTTAGGATTTGGATCTAATGCAGTTTCAGGTCCTGCCTATGTTGAGGCAACAGGTGGTGATGCTACTATCACATCTGGAGATTATAAAATTCACGTTTTTACAGGAGATGGAAACCTTTGTGTAACTTCTAGCGGCGGAGGAGCAGGTTCAGAAACAGTTGACTACATGGTTGTAGCCGGCGGTGGCGGATCAGGGACTGGAACTGGAGGCGGCGGAGGAGCAGGCGGATTTAGACAATCTCCTGGAACAGCCTCTGGTTGTTATGCCGTTTCACCATTAGGAGCATCCCCTGCAGTTGCTATACCTGTATCTACAGGAGCTTTACCAATTACAGTTGGTGGTGGCGGAACTGCTGCACCATGTGGTCCAGGTACACCATACAGAAGTTCTCCTGGAGGAGATTCAGTTTTTCAAACAATAACATCTACCGGTGGCGGTGGTGGAAACTACGGCGACGGTAACGATCCTGTGGGTCCTGGTTCTAACGGAGGCCCTGGAGGGTCAGGCGGAGGAGCAGGAAGATTAAATAATAATGCTGGTTCGGGTAACACACCCCCAACAGATCCACCTCAAGGTAACAACGGAGGAACAGGACCTTTTAATACAGGTGCCGGTGGCGGAGGAGCATTAGCTGCAGCTAGTCCTGCCAAAACTGGAGGAGCAGGAGCAACTACTGCAATCGCACCAAGTACTTATGGTCAATGTTCATCTTGTTCATCATATTTTTCTGGTGGCGGTGGCGGTGGTTCTGACCAAACCGGAGATCCAGGAGGAAGTGGCGGTGTCGGCGGAGGAGGCCGAGGCGGAAATAGACAAAATTCACCTACAGCAGGTACAGCTGGAACTGCAAATACAGGCGGTGGCGGAGGAGCACGTGGTCTTCCTTCAGGCCCTGGAACAACGGGCGGTAGTGGTATCGTTGTAGTAAGGTATAAATTTCAAAATTAATTATGGCACACTTTGCAAAAATATCAGAAGACAATACAGTTTTATCAGTCAGTGCAGTTAACGATAGTCACGTTGCTTCAGAAGCAAAAGGAGCAGCTTATTTAGAAAGAGTTCATGGTTGGCCAGAACATCTTTGGATTCAAACTTCATACAACACACGAAATAATGAACATAAATTAGGTGGTACACCTTTTCGTGGAAACTACGCAGGCATAGGTTTTTCTTGGGATTCAGAAAATCAAATATTTTGGCCACCAAAATCATTTGCTTCTCATACAAAAAATATTGCAACTGCGAATTGGCAAGCTCCTCATGAACATCCTGCATTAACAGCAGAACAAGAAGCACAAAACGAAGCAGCTACTCATTTTTGGACATACCAATGGGACGAAGCTGCATATCAAGCTGACAATACAACTGGCTGGGTATTGACAAATTTAGACGCATAATTGATCTAGATCAATTCTTTTACAATTTATTGACAAATAAAGACGCATAATATATAAGGCCTATAAACATATATAGGTATGCAAAAGAAAGTACTAAGTGAACAAGCAATATATTCAGGTGATGTCAAAATGCCGAAAGGCTATGAAATAGATCCTTTTATATTATCTAAATCTATTTTTGAAAGCACATATACTCAAACAGAAGCACCTTTTAATAAAACTTGGGATAGATTAAATAAATACATCAAAGAACATTTACGTATAAAATACGACTTAACTTTAGCTAATATAAAAACTTGGGGAACTATGTATCTTCCTGATGAAAAAAGTAATCCTTTAAGAGAAACAGATCTCAATGATTTAAAAAATTCTCCTGACTTTGTTTGCTTATATGGAATTAATGCAGCAGATGTAATGATTAGAATCTATTATGATGATAATAGAAGACAAGGAAAACGTTGGGACATACCTTTAACTCATGGTCAGTTTATAATGTTTCCAGCAAATAATTTCTATCACATAGAAAACAATCAAAAAAAATTATTAAACTTTATACAAACCATAACATATGAATATTTCTAAAAAAAATTATATATTAGTAAACTTACCCTACATAAAAAAAGATCTAGCACATTTTAAAAAATATGCAGACTTAGCACAAAAACGTTTTGAACATAAGTTTGGGGTTGAGTATTGTCGTGCAACTACGGATTTATATAACCAATATAATTCTATATCTTTGTTAGTTGGCTCTGCAACATACTATAAGATGTTTCAAGATATTTTTAAAATTATTAGAAAATACGCTAAGACTAAAAAACCATTGTGGTTACAATCGTGGTTAAATATTCACGATGAAAATCAATTATTAACATGGCATAACCATGGGGATTCTTTATTTCATGGCTACGTTTCAATTGATCCTAAAAATACTGAAACAATTTTTAAAGACTATACTATAAAAAATAAAATAGGTAATGTTTATATAGGACCATCAGCAAATTATCACAAAGTAGTATGTAAGAAAAAATTTAAGGACAAAAGAATTACAATAGCTTTTGATGTTATTGATGAAAAGAGTATTAAACATACGTACAATAAATATGGAGAAGTGAATATAAACTCAGGTTTTATTCCAATATACTAATGAATCTACAAAATTATTATTGGGCTTTTAAATCAGCTATACCTCCAAGACTTTGCGACCATATAATTCAACATGGGTTATCTAAATCAGAATCTATGGCAAGAACAGGAGCTTTTAGCGAAAATAAAAAATTATCTAAAGACGAAATTACAGATTTAAAACGTAAAAGAAATTCTGATATAACATGGCTAGATGATCCCTGGATATACAAAGAGCTGCATCCTTTTATTAATACAGCTAATAAAAATGCAGGATGGAATTTTAACTGGGATTTTTCAGAACAATGTCAGTTTACAAAATATAAACTTAATCAGTACTATGATTGGCATTGTGACAGTTGGAATAGGCCGTACGAAAAAGGAAATACTAAAGGTAAAATAAGAAAGATTTCAATGACTTGTCAACTTACCGATGGATCAGAATACGAGGGTGGAGAACTTGAATTTGATTTTAGACAATACGATCCACCTATGAGAGATGAATCAGTGCATTTAAAACAATCTAAAGAAATTTTGCCTAAAGGATCTATTGTTGTATTTCCTTCATTTGTGTGGCATAGAGTTAAACCAGTAACGAAAGGAGTAAGATATTCATTGGTAATGTGGAACCTTGGATATCCATTTAAATAATATGGACAGACATGAATTTTTTAAAACACCTATATGGATGGAGAATAAACCAGAGTTTGTTAAATCTTTAAACAAAGCTTCTGATAAATTTATTAAAGAAGCTAAAAAAAGAAATAAAGATCACATAAAAAAATATGGTGACTTTGGTACGAGTTATCATTCACCACCTATTACATTAGATAATGATTTTTTAGATCTTCGAAGCTATGTAGGTCAAAAGTCTTGGGATTTTTTAGATTGGTGTGGTTTTGATATGTCAAAATATCAGACTATGTTTCATGAAATGTGGGTACAGGAATTTGCTAAAAAAGGTGGTGGTCATCATTCAGCACATATACATTGGAATCAACATGTATCTGGATTCTATTTTTTAAAAGCTAGTGATAGAACATCGATGCCAGTATTTCACGAACCAAGAACAGGAGCCCGTGCAACAAAGTTACTTACAAAATCCAAGGACCTAAGTCACGGCAGTGAGCTTGTACATATTAAAGTGCAACCAGGAACTTTAATAATATTTCCAGGCTATTTAGAACATGAGTTTAGTGTAGACCATGGTAAAGACCCCTTTAGATTTATACATTGGAACATACAAGCAGTTCCAAAAATGATGGCAAAAAATGCGTAAGCATTCTTTTATATACACCATTATTGAAGAGTATGTTGAGGTTGATGCTGCAACTAAAAAAGAAATTAAAAAAATAAAATTAACTAAAGATACAATAAGACCTGAAATGAACCTGACCTCTTTTTATCAAAACAACAAAGAACTATACAATTTACTTATAAATAAATTAGGTGCTGTATTTGAAAAATTTAATTTAGATTTAAAACATTGTTGGGTTCAAAAATATTTAAAGAATAGTTATCACAGTGTGCACACACATAATCCAAAGGGTAAATCTTTTGCTTGGTTTATAGAAGGAAACAAAGACTCGTCACCTTTGTGTTTTTACGATGTAGGATATCCTTCAGTGGACGTAAATAAAAACATTGTTTGTGAATTTAATCCTGGCAAATTAATTATATTTCCTGGATACATGCCTCATGAGGTAAGACCTAATAAAAGCAACGATAGATTAATAGTAAGTGGAAACCTTAATGAGTTATAAAGTTATAGATAATTTTTTAAATAATCAATTTTACGAAAAACTTTCGTATCACATAAAAGGTGAACACATGCCTTGGTATTACACTAAGATAGATGTAGATTTAAAAAAGAGCATGAACAATGGTCTTTTTACTTATACTTATTATGGCAACCATAAACCTTTATCTGATAAGTTTGATGAACACATAAGACCTATAACAGAAAGTTTAGACGTTGATGCTCTTATATTGGTAAGAGCAAATCTAGTTTTAAGAGACGTTGATACAATAGAGACGCCATACCACACTGACAATAATTGTTTGTATTCTACTACAGGTATTTTATTTTTAACAACATGTAATGCAAAGACTGTTTTAAAAATTAAAAATAAAGAAGTGCCTATAGATAGTGTAGAGAATAGATTATTATTATTTGATAGTAAGATAGAACACAAAGTTCTGTACCACACAGATGTTTGGAAAAGACATGTAATAAATTTTAATTTTATAAGGAACAAAAATGAAGTCTACCCATAAATATAAAAAATACGATCTGCCAAAAAATAGTTTTATACAAGGATGGTATATTCCTGAAACAACTTGTGATGGATTAGTAAAATACTTTGATAAAAATAGGTACAGAGCCGAGCCTGGAACCAGTCTTTATCAAGGAGGCATAAGCGTAGATAAAACAATTAAAAATTCTTTGGATCTTAGTTTAGGAAATAATAATTTTGAAAAAGGGGTTTTTGAATACCGATTTCATTTACAAGAAATTTTAGATTTGTATGTAAAAGAATACCCTGAAATAAATCGTCTTGAAAGATTTAATGTTGAAGATGTTAATATTCAATGGTACCCTAGCAAAGGTGGCTTTAAGACATGGCACTACGAAAGAGGAGCAAAAATAAATATGAATAGAGTTTTAGTTTTTATGACTTACTTAAATAATGTAAAAGATGGGGGAACTCATTTTAAATATCAAGACATAACTACACCTGCAATAAAAGGTTTGACTATAATTTGGCCACCAGATTGGACGCACACACATAAAGGACAAATAAGTGATGATAAAAAAATAATAGCTACAGGATGGTTTAGACTTATATGAGTTTTAAAAAAAACAAATACACAATTATTCGCAGTGCAATAACAAAAGACTTAGCAGCTTTTGTTGCAAATTATTTTTTAATTAAAAAACAAGTTTACGATACTTGTCTTAAACATAGATATATTTCACCGTATGAGAATATGTTTGGTTTTTATGAAACTAAAGAAGATCAAGTAGAAAATACATATTGCGCATACTCTGATATAGCCATGGAAACTTTATTACTTAAATGCCAACCAGCAATGGAAAAAGCAACAGGACTTAAGTTATATCCTGCATACTCATATGCAAGAGCGTATAAAAAAGGTGATGAACTTAAAAGACACACAGACAGGTTCTCTTGTGAGATATCTACTACCATGAATTTAGGTGGTGATGATTGGCCAATATATCTAGAACCATCTGGTAAAGAGGGTATGAAAGGTGTCAAAGTAGATTTAAAGCCAGGAGATATGTTAGTCTATAGCGGTTGCGAGCTAGAACATTGGAGAGAAAAATTTAAAGGTAAAGAATGTGTACAAGTTTTTTTACATTACAATAATAGTGAGACACCCAATGCTAAAAATAACATGTTTGACACACGACCACATTTAGGATTACCAAACTGGTTTAGACCTAAAAAATGATACCATTTAATTTTCCTATATTAAAAAATAAATTTAAAGAAAATTCTAAAGTAAGAAAAAAAGTACTTGAGTTAATAAATAAACAAGAATCAAATTCTTTAAAACAAAATGATAATTATTTTACTGATAATATTTCAAGAGTAGATTGGGATAGAAGAGGAGATAACGAAAGAGAATGGACTAAACTAGTTGGTCCTCTTTTAATAGATCATTTTAAAGAAGAAGTAAAAAAAATAGGTTTATCAAAGATACAACTACATGATTTATGGTTTCAACAATATCATAAAGGAGATACACATGGCTGGCACGTTCACGGACATAATTTTACAGGCGTGTATTATTTAGAGTTTGGAAAAAATTCTCCTAAAACTCAAATAGTAGAACCCCTATCTTTAAAAGTTTTAGATATAGATGTTAAGCAAGGAGATGTAATTATATTTCCCAGTATGTTTATACACAGAGCCCCACCTTCTAAAACTAAAAAAAGAAAAACAATTATTTCGTTTAACTTTAATGCAGATTATGTAGAGGATAACTTTTTAAAAATACTAAAAGAACATGCAAGTAATAGATAATTTTCTCCCTAAAGATGAATTTAAAAAAATTCAAGAACTTTTTATGTCAGCAAATTTTCCTTATTACTTTAATAACAGTGTTGCAGATGAGTATGATAAAGACTTTTATTTTACCCATACTCTTTATGATAAGAACGTAGTTAATAGTGATTTTTTTAAAAAGGTAGATCCTTTATTAACCAAATTAAATACTATGTTTTTAAGAAGGGTAAAAGTAAATTGCTATACTAAAACTGAAAAGCTAATAAAACATAAAGCACATCGAGATTTGCCTCCAGCTTTATCCCATAAAGGAGCAATACTTTCTTTGAACACTTGTAATGGAGGAACTTACATAGGTAAAAAGTTTATAAAATCAGTGGAAAATCGTATTTTATTATTTGATCCTTCCGTCCTTCATTCAAGTACTAACTGCACAGATCAACAAGCTAGGTTTAATATCAATATAAACTGGAAGTAAAAAAGGGTGTATTTTTAATATTTCTATTATATAAAGGTATATTATGCTACAAAAATTAGGATTTTTACCCGGATTCAACAAACAAGTCACTGAAACTGGAGCCGAAGGGCAATGGTTTGACGGGGATTATGTAAGATTTAGGTATGGTACTCCCGAAAAAATAGGT